TATACTGTAATTGTAAATTGAATTGTCCAATAGTCCAAATAGGTATATGACGAATGTAGGTTAGGTGCTATTTCGCTAAAAGCGAATATTTGAAACGCCATTGGTATTGACAAATAGTCGACACCGTTATAATTAACAAATTTCATCACTTGGTTTTCGTCTGCTGTGCCGCCGCCCTCATTAGTGAACGTTATTAAACGGGGCAAGAAAATAGTGTTTTTTTCCCTATTTGTTATTTCTAAATACGGCGAATTAACATTATAATTAATGTTTAATTTTCGGTATGCGACGGTTGGTGACGAAGAATCGGGATGTATATTGGGTATCAGGTTAAGGGGTATTAACAAAAAATCAGGAATAATTGTACCGTCATAAAATTTCATTTTTTCGTTGTTTTCATTGTCCCACCTATGTAAACCCTGAACTATAATATTTTTGTCACTTTGGTTAATATTGGCGTATACGCTGTTAGTACGAACACCGCTATTATATCCCAAAAATTTAACCTTTGATGTTTCATCTACAACGGGATATATAAGTACTTTGTCGTGTGTGGCTTCATCAGTTTTATATAACTGTGTGTGTCCGTTCCCGTCTGTTTCGTCACCTTTTATAACATTAGTTAAGTTTGTTTCGTCAATGTTTACTTTCGGAAATATATTTACACGTTCGCCCGTTGTTGTGTCATTCTTGTAAAGTTGGCTGTTTCCGTTTTCGTCAGGGGTATCAACTTTTATTGCCCCCTCTGGTGTAAGTTGGTTTATTTGTTCCTGCAAGTCATTTACCGCTTTTTGCCGTGCATCAACTTCTATTTGCAACATTCTATTTGTTTCATTTATGCGTATGATAACGCTGTCAATACTTGACTGTATTTGATTATTAATCAGCGTTTTTAATAGTTCGGTTGTTGACGTTTCATAATCGCTTAAGTGTGTTTGTAAGGCATTTAATGTGTCAACTTTCCATTGTTCAAATAGCTGTTGGAAATTGCTTTCAAAATCAGTTCTTGCTTGCTTTTCTGTTGTTTTGAAATTGTTGAACAACTCAACCATATGCTTTTCAAATTCGTTTTGCTGTGTTTGCATTGTGTTTTTAAATGCGGTTAAATCTTCATTTGTAGCTTGTTCAAATTGTTCAATTTGCGCATTTACCGTATTTTTAAAGGTTTCAAAGTCACCTTTGATTTTATTTTCAAATCGTTCTTGTTCTGCTATTATGTCTGCTTTAAGTGTGTTAAATTCGCTTAAAAGGTTTTCACGGAAATTTTTATTTATTTCCTTTTCTTGTTCCCACTCTGTACGCATTTGATTTTTAAATTCTTCAAACGCTGCATTTATAGCCGCCTTGTATTCTTCCCATTCGGCTTTCATTTCATTTTCAAAGTTTGTCAGACGTTCATCAACGTATTTTTCAAACTTTTCAATTTCCAGTTGTACCATGTGGGTAAATTCAATGATATTAAGATTTTGGGCGTTTAATGCGTCAATCGTTTCATTGAGTTTGTGACACACTTTGCACAAAAATTCATAATATGAAAGACTGTTATCAAACACTAACGGTAAAACTTTTGCACAATAGGTTTTTACCTTTGTTAAAAAATGCGGTGCTTGACTGTTAAAAGTTTCATTCATGGTTATACACTCCTTTAATAAATCATCATGAAACAAGTTTTTAATTCGTCAATAATCATCATGTCGATATTTAAAAATGTTTCACGGAATTTTAACAACATTTCGCTATAGGTTTCGCCCTCTGATTTACCTACAACATGACTTACATAATTTTCAAAGTCATTTGACGTTGTTTTGTTTGTTGTGTCGGTTGCTGTGGTTGCGTTTGTTTCGCTTTCGCCTGTTGATTTGGTTTCGTTGCCTGTTATGGTGGTTGTTGTACCCATTTCAGAATTATTACTCGTTGCTGTTGTGTCATTGGTTGTATATTCATTGGTATTTTCCCCTTCTGATATTTCGGCGTTACTTGCGTATGTGTCATTGTTGATACTATTAATAGATAAAAATCCCTGTGGTGTATCACTTGCTACCCGCCTATTTTTAGATTTATTTTTTCCTGTGCCTTTGCTTTTGCCTGTGCTTTCGCCTGTTGTTGTTGCTGTTGTGTCTGTTTGTTGGTTTCCTGTTGCTGTTTGGTTGTTTGCGTTTGTTGCTGTTTGGTTGTTTTTGCCCGTAATATTGCCGATAAAATCGGAAACGCTGTTGTTATTTTTATCGCTTGAAATTGTTTTATCTACGTTATAAAAGGGGTTAAATTCAAGTAATTCAGATTTATATAACTGATTGTAGTAAGGCATTATTTCGTTAAGGGTTGTATTCAAATAGCGTTTAAATAGTTCGACTGTTTCAAAGCCTATTTCCCTAAAATAATAATGATTAATGATTTTGTTGTTTAGTGTTTCCCTATAGTTTTCATCAAATATAGGATAATTTTTCAACCCTAAATCAAAATTATTTTCTATTAAATAGCGTAATTCGGTTGTATATTTACTCAACTTGTTCACCCTCTCCCGTGTCATTTTCCATTATCTTTTTTATTTCTTCAAACGTTCGTTGCTTAACTTCCACATTAAAACCATAGTTTTCATTTAGTTTTTTTGCCGCCTGTTGTCTTGTCAATAACATTGTTTGTGCTGATAAGTCAATCATTTCGTTATTTGCGTTTACTTCATCTGTAATAAGTCTTTCCGCTTTTTCATCTGCTACATTGTTCACACCTAAAAACGAAAGTGCTTCACTCCACACATTCCGCTTGTATTCCTGTAGTTTATCTGCTACATATGGCGAATTAGTTTGTAATACTTCAAAATCTGTTACATCAAGATTTTTATCGCCATAAATAACAGGGGCGTTTCCGTCATAATTCATATAAATGTTTTTTAGTGTTAATCTCTGCTTTTCATCACATTTTATTAAAACGGGCGTTTTTTGCCCTTTTATATTAACGTCAATTGTCCTTTCGGCTTCATATAATCGCCGTGCGAAAAGTTGTATTGTTAAATCTGTGGGTAACTGGTCTAAATTGTTTCTAACCAGTATTATATCATCACGGGGAAAAGTCTTTGTATAATTGATAGAATAAGCTGTGTATTTCAAAGCTTCTTCATACACGTTTAATTCTGCTGATGGAATACATCTTAAAGATAACCAACCAAAAACATCATCATAACAAAAACACGCCAAACCAAACATATACAAAGTTTTTTCCAAAAATCTTGCGTTCATTGTTTCGGGCAAATTCTCCCACTTAAACAATGACAATGCTAAAAGGCGTAAACGCTTGTAATAGTCTAAATAGGTTGCATTGTTTAACACCGCTGTTGTGTCAAATCCTTTATTAGTTGGATTTAACATAACACTGTAATCATGCCGCATTGTTTCACACTCCTTTCAATTGTTCCACGTGGAACATTAAACACAATCGTTATTAACTTCATAATCGCCGAAAGTTTCGGGGTTGTGCCAAATTGTTACACCGTTATTAAAAATGTTACAAAGTTCTTGCAAATCTTCTGACGGTATGCCGCCCGTTATTGTTATATCCTTTGTTTGAATATAATCAAAGTTTTTACGATTTTTTAAAAGGGGTTTTCTGACTTCATTTATTAAATAGCCGTATCTTGTAAAATAATCATCCACCATTGTTATATATTCAGCCTTGCAACATTCGCAACGTGCGAAACACCCTGCACCACCAGAATACAAAAGGGCATTGCCCTGCGGTATTCCTTGCAATTCGTCTGGTTGCTGTTGTTTGTCTGCCATGCTTGCTAACTCGTTAGCCGTTGAGGACACGCCCCCAATAATACCGCCTACATTTCCAGTTGCCGCCGCTGTTGCAATTGAAAAACCTTTTTGAATAAAATTCATTGAAATAGAATTGCTATTCATAGCCGCCCAATTTTTAAACACATCATACGCCCACGGCAAAGGGGGAAAATTGGCAAATTGAATACTATTGTCAAAATTTTCGGGTTGCCCTTTGTAATTAGTTGGAACACAAAACAAAGACGGGTTATTTCCAATAACACAAAAATATTTAATTGTTGCCGTGTCACTTTGCGGCGTGTCAAATAATTCATACTTTAATGTAATTTTTGCACCGCTGTTATTTGTAAGGGTTAAAAAGTTATATGGATAACAAAAACATTTTTTATTTTTAGGTGTGTATCCGTCTATAGTTTTTAAGTTTTTATTAACTGTCGTTTCTAACCTATACCAGTTATCAGCTTGTTTGTCTGTAATATAACCAATCGCCAATTACTGCACCCCCTCAACATTTTTAAAATTGCCATAATTTGCAGGGTTTACCGTGCCGCTATTCCAATCACTTGACACTTGATAATGACAATGCGAGCCCGTGCTGTTTCCTGTGTTACCCTCAACGCCTATTTGTTGACCTTTTGTTACATTGCCCCCCTCTGCAACGTTTCTTTCGGACAAATGACCGTAAATAAAATATAACCCTGTGTCATTGTCTTTTATGCGTACTAATTGCCCATAGCCTTGACTATGGTCATTGTCATTTTCCCAACGGCTATCAGTAACAATGCCGTTTACAGTACTATATATTTTTTTATCTGCAATACCTACCATGTCAATTCCGTAATGGTTAGGGGGGTTGTAGGTCTGTGTTATCGTAAAACTACCAGAATAGGGACTGCCTAAATAATTGGTTGCTGTATCGCCACCGCCCCCACCACTGTCGCCCGTGCCGCTTGAATTAAGTTTATGGAAATTACAAAAAAATTTCGGAATTGCGACACAACAGATAACGGTGTTTACTTGTCCGTTTTCGGTTACTTTATCCATAAAAGGGTAAAAATCTTCTAACGTTGTGGCGTACATATAACAGGGGTTAGCAACACCGCCGACAAAACTATCAATAGATGGAATGTTACTTGATAAATGTTTAATTATTTCGCTTGTCATTATAACACAATAATAATTTTCATTAAATTCTTTTGCAGTTCGTGCCTTTAATTCATTACCTATTATATTGCTATTGATTGTAATAGCTTCACCAGTAGGCAAATTTTCGGGCAATGTGTGTTTAAATAATTCGTCATTTATAACAGTTTCACGGACTATAAAAGACGGTTTAATTTCACATTCCATAAACCACGTTTGAAATACATCTGTTTTTATATGTAAGTGTGTTACACTATCGTTAATGTATTCAATTTTAGTTATGTATGCATATATCCAACGGGTAGAAAAATTTTTATTATCATACATCACATAATTAACACCGTCATTCATCAAAATTTCTGCATTAATCGGTACACGAATAATACTATCTTTCCTCTGATATGTAAAATCGCTGAAACACCGAACCGCTAACCCATTAAAATAATTAAATTGTTCCGTGCGGCTGTTGAATGATATTTGATTTTTATTATCGCTTTTCAGCGGCGTATTACATAAATACACCGCTGTAGCAGGAGTAAACATATATAATCACCCCGTAATAAATGCAATAGCATTACAAAGCGTTGAAACGCTGTAAGTTTGCCATACATGATAGTAATAGTTCCATGTGAGTGTGTCACCGTTAAAAAATTCAGTCATTTCTCTGTAGTTGTCATATATTTGTGTATATGATTTATCGAACATCATAGCAACGCAATTTTCAGCCGTGCCAAAATCATCAACAACCAACGTTGCACCCAAAAAATCAGCTTTTGACATATTAAAAGCACTTGCAAGAACATTAACATCTGTAAATGCTTCAATGTCAGAACGCATAATAAAGCGAATATCTTCTGCTGGTGTCCATGTTGTAACGGGGTTGCCCTCACCACCACTTAAAGAATAAGCATTATAATTTGTTGACGGAAAAGTGATATTTCTGTGGTACAGACGGGCGGTGGTTATAAATGCTTTTGCTGTTGCTTCATCTGTAATCGGTGTGATTGTTTGTTTTACGCACTTGTTTTCAGCTATTGCACTTGCAAGGGTATTTTTACATAAAATAAATTCGTCAAGATAATTGCCGCTATACAGACTTGTAACAATACTGTTTAACAGGCTTTCGAGGTTTTCCCATGATGTGAACGCTTGCCGCAACTGTGGATTGCTTATTGATACGGTATATTTATCTTGTCTGTTTAGCCTGTGGAAAATCGTTTTTGTATCAGGTAATTTACGTTTTAACAAATCGGTTGAATTTGGGTTGAAAGTTTCCGCTTTTGCAGGGTTAGTCCAAATTTCTTCTATGTCTTTCCCCAACGGCATTTCCCCTTGTTTGAGAATTGACAACGGGTTGTTAAGTTCTTTATTACGGACAATAACAAGTCCAATGCGATTAACAAGGCTTGTTAAAAATTCGTTCATTGTTGCATTGTATTCAAGTAAAGGGTTACCCACCGCCGTTAGATTATCCTGTGTTGCCTGTGGTACTCTCTCTTGATATGTAGGACTTGCGTTCGCCCTTATTGTGTTTAACACGTTTATCATTGTTTCAGTTCCTGACATTTTATTTTAACTCTCCTTTATCATTAAATAAATCTGCATATTCAAGCGGTGTTTCTTCATTTTCTGCATTTTCGCCGCTTTCACCTGTTGCGGCTGTTTCGCCTGTTTTCAAAAATAAAGCCATATTTGCCGCCTGTAAGTTTTCATTTTTTGCGGTTAAGTCTGTAACGTTTGCCGCCGCTGTTTCGCCTTTTGTTACTTCATCATTAAATCCTGTGCGTAAAGTATCAAGTAATTCAGATACTTTTCCTGTGTCGGCGATATTGGCAAGTATTTCACTTGCAGTATTATTAAATTCTTCCCGTGTCATTGTTTCGCACCTCTTTCAAAATGTTTCACGTGGAACAATTAAATCGTTCCCGTGTAAACTGTTTTGCCGTTAATTTTTAGTTCGATTTTCTTTTCCGTGTCATTGTTTCCGCTTTTATAACCGTCATTGTATACACCTATTTTATTAGGTATTCCCGAAAAAGCGGAAACGTCAATTTGCGTTCCCTTGCCGTTTTTGCGTATGCAATAATGACAATGCGAGCCTGTGCTGTTTCCTGTGTTACCCTCAATGCCGATAACGTCCGTAATCTTTACAGACTGCCCGACTTTAACTTTTATTTCAGACATATGCCCAAAATAAAAACCGTAACCCGTGTTGTTGTCAATTATCTTCACATACTGCCCGAAACCCTGATTGTGGTTATTAGGGTTTTCCCACCCTGCAAACTCAACAACGCCATTGATAGTACTATGTATTTCTTTACTTTCCTGTCCTACAATATCCAGTCCGTCATGTGCCGCCCCTTTGTATTCCTGTGTTACTTTAAAATTTCCCATATATGGACTATTCATTTTTACTACCCCCTTTGTTACCGTTGTTTTTATTGTCCACAAAAAAGTATACTATAACTGCCGTGAATATTGTCATAAATTCAGACGGGGTTACAACCCGTAAAATTGCCAATATAGCAAATGTTACAGTTAGGATAAATGCCATTATGCCCCGTATATTGAGAATTTTGTCGACCCATTTTTTCAAAGTATCACCGCCCTTTAATAGTATACACTTATTATAGCATGGTGCTTGTACTTTGTCAATAGAAATTTATACAATTTGTACACATTTCAGGCTTAAAACACTATTATTTTTTACGTCAAAAAAGCGGGCAAAATGCAAAAAACTGTTGACTTTTTGTACATTATCGGTTATAATAATATATGTAAGGTAAACAAAAACACCCACCACGAAAGGAACAATTGAAAGGGGTGATTGAAATTGATTGTTGTTAATGCAAGGTATTTTCCAAATATGAAGTTACACTTTATTAACGGATATACCACAAACAAGAGTTATACAGCCGCATACAATGAAGCAATTAACACCATTAACAGCGTTTCCGCCAATGCAGAAATTGAGGTAATAACCTTGACAAAATGTATTGAAAGTAATGAAACGGGGTTAAACTTTGGCGGCTATCATGTAACGGCAAAATTTAAGGAGTGATTCTTTGAACACGTTTTACACCGCTTATTCTGTTTTAAAAAGTTATATTCAAAAGCACGGTTATGAAATTATTAACTTTTCATTACAGGAACAAGCACCCGATAGGGTTGTTATTTGGGTTGAAGAAAATGATAACAAAGTTACACATTTTGTTTGCATTAAAATGAGTTGCACACAATTTTTAATTTGGGGTTATAATAATGACTATGAACAAATTATAGCAACTGGTTTTGACTATGCAGATGTAAACACGCCAAATTTGGCATTAGACGAAAGGAATTAAAATGAGGTCTTTTTCAAGACAATTTAAAAGGTATACTATTTCAGCGGTTAGAATTGCAAAGGTTGACGGGAAAATTGTTAATCAGCCGTTAAAGCCTGTTGAAACATACGAAACAGTTACCGAAAGAAATGCTTTGAACATTGTAAAAAAAGCAATGGGTTTTGACCGCAGGGAAATTATTATTGTTGACAACATTGCCGAAACTGTTGAAAAATACACAATGACGGGTGAAAAGTTTTTGGAACACGCAACAAAAATAACTGATTAATTAAAAGGAGTTTTGAAAAATGAAAAAAGCAGAAAACACAAAGGCACAGGAAGTACAGGAAACAAAGGAAACACAGGAAAACACTAATTTTTCACTTGCTACAACGGCAACAGAAAATACCGCCGCTATTGAGCGAATGGACGATAACATCAATTTTATTGTTGACCTGACAAGCCGTACAACTCAATATTCTTCAATGGTTGCTGATACACCCGAACAAAAAGCCGCCCTGTTTAATGCAATGAACAACCCTGATTATAGACTGGGGGATTGCATTAATCAGACAATCAAAGTCAAAGATGTGTTTGTTGAGGTTGTTAACTGCACCAACGAAAAAACAGGAGAAGTTCAACTTTGCCCCCGTATTGTTTTAATTGACGATACAAACAAAGGTTATCAATGTGTTTCAATCGGCATTTTTTCAGCACTTAAAAAGCTTTTCGGCGTATATGGCGAGCCGTTCACATGGACAACTCCCGTTCCCGTAACAGTTAAACAGATAACAAAAGGCGAAAGAAAAATGCTGACTTTAAATGTTGCAACGGTTTAATATTTACACGGATTTACACGGGCGGCATTAAGCCGCCCTTTATTATAATTGTTCCACGTGGAACATTAAAGGAGTGTGAAACAATGACAAGACGGGGAATTGAATATAATTTAAGCGTTTCCCCCTATAGGGTAACAAACGATAACGGAATTGTTTTTGTTTTTTCATCACAAAATCATTTAAATGCTTTTGTATCAAGACAAGAGGAAAACAGAAACCGTATTAATGAAAGTTTGTCAAATAGATTTAATTTCTATATGGAGTTTAATTTGTTAGCTGACTGTGTGCTATACAGACGTATCGAACAAAGAGGGTTTTTGATTTTAAAGGACGGAGAAGCGTATCAATGGAAAAATATAATAAAATTCGTTGGAGAGAAGTTGACAAAAAAGAGTTAGCAAGATTGGCAAAAAATTTTAATGCAAAAATTGACTATAATTTAAAGAAAAATCCCGAATTAAAAGGGGTATTGCCTGATAAAGTAAAACTTAAAGACCTAAAAAGTGGCATTGTAAGCCGTAAGGATTTAAACCGCACACTTGATAAACTGCAAAGTTTTTCTAAAAGAGGAATGGAAAAAGTTGTTGAAAATGTGCAAGGCGAACGGGCAACACTTTTTGAAATCGAACAAGCTAAAAAGAACGTTAGACGGTTAAACGCACAAAGACGGGCAGAACAAAAGAAAATTGATGAAATGCCCGTGTATATTGACGGTAAAAAAGCCGTTACCGTTCGGCGTATGGCTCAACAGCAAAAAACAAAACCCATAGAATTTAACTTTGATAAATCACAAAAGGGCGGCTTTAAAAAATTCGCTGAATATGTAGAAAACAAAATTAAAGATAATAGACATGAAATTGAAGCGGCGGCTTATATTGAAACTTTAAAAGAAACATTTTACGCCGTTTATGATACGGCAACAGCCGAAAAATTAATTAAGTTGTTAAACGGTTGCAAAAATGAAACATTAATAAATTTATATTATGAAGGTTTTGAGGAAATAACGCCCGATTTTCATTATGATAGAAATATTGATAGCAACAAAAAAGTTAGTAGGACTGTAACTTTACTGAATAGGCATCAAACATGAAAAAGATATACACAGCCGATTTTGAAACAACAACTATTGAGCCGGCGAAAGTTTGGGCGTGGGGGTTGTGTGAAGTTGGAAACCCTGATAATGTGATAATGGGCGAAAATATTAGCGATTTTTTTCAAACGTGCCGCAAAATAGGCAATCCAACACTATACTTTCATAATTTAAAATTTGATGATAGTTATATATTGCATTGGTTGTTAACACATAATTATACATGGCAAAAAGATAAAAAATTATGTTTATTTCAAGACTTTACAACGATTATATCAGATGATGGCAAATTTTACGCCACGGACATTTATTTCAGTAAAAAGGGCAAACACACAGACAAAATAACAATATTAGATAGCTTAAAACTATTAAATATGCCCGTTGCCGCTGTTGCAAAGGCTTTTGACTTGCCAATTAAAAAAGGTTGTATTGATTATGATAGACACAACACAAAATGCCCCGTAACAAAAGAAGAATGGGAGTATTTAAAAAATGATGTGCAAATAATGGCTATGGCATTGCAACAAATGATAACAGATGGCTTTGACAAAATGACAATCGGTAGTTGTGCATTAGCAGATTATAAAAAAGATATGGGAAAAGATTTTGAAAGATGTTTCCCAATACTTGACATTGAAACAGATAGTAAAATAAGAATGTCATACAAGGGCGGTTATACTTTCGTATGCCCCGAAAATCAAGGCATTGACATTGGCAAAGGAATTGTTTTTGATGTTAACAGTCTTTACCCGTCTGTTATGGCTTATAAACCTTTACCATATGGAATACCACTTGAATTTAATGGGAAATATGAAGCAAATAGGGAATACCCTTTATATATTCAAAATTTACGTTGCTTTTTTAAATTAAAAGAAAATCATTTGCCAACAATACAATTGAAAAATAACCCGTTTTTTAATTCAACTGTTTATTTAGATAGTAGTGTTAATAATAAAACAGGGGTTGACGAATTAACAGAATTATGCTTAACGTCTGTTGACCTTGAATTATTTTTAAAACATTATGATATTTTTAATGTTGAATGGTTAGGCGGTTATATGTTTAAATCCTCAACTACTTTATTTTATGATTGGGTTATGAAATGGAACGCCAAAAAGATTGAAGCGGATAAGCAAGGGAACAAAGGTAAAAGAACAATAGCTAAATTAGTGTTAAATAATTTATATGGTAAATTTGCTTTAAATCCCTATGTGGGTAGTAAATACCCGTATTATGATGATGAAACAAAAACGGTTAAATATTCAGATATTGAATATGAATTATGTGACGAAAACGGCAATCCTTTAATGGACGAAAACGGAAATATAAAAACAACAAATAAAGCAATCAGAAAAACAATATATATTCCAGTAGGATCATTTATAACAGCGTGGGCAAGATATACAACAATTACAGCAAGCCAAAAAATACACGAACAAAGTATATTGCAAACAGGATATAGCCGTTATTTATATAGTGATACAGATAGCATACATTTAAGCGGTTTTGAATACCCAAATTGTATAGAAATTGATAGTAGAGAGTTAGGAAAATGGAAACACGAAAGCAGTTTTGAAAAAGGTCGTTTTTTGCAAGCAAAAAGATATATTGAAGATGAAATTTTAACAGATGATAACGGGCATTTAATGAAAAATGTATACGGTGACTTTATAACTAAATTAAAAATAACGTGTGCAGGAATGCCCGAAAACTGTTATAAATATGTTACATGGGAAAATTTTAAACAAGGCACTAAATACATTGGTAAATTAACACCTAAAACAGTACAAGGCGGTATTATATTAATGCCTATTGAGTTTTCAATGAATGTAAAAAAAGGTTGACAATGAAAAAAGAATATGTTATAATAACATAAAGGGTTTAAATAGTTTAATTGTAAATGATATTTTTTGCATAACCAAGGTGGAGAGCCTGCAAGAAATATTTTGCCGTGGTGGGTTGTTTGCAAACTGTTTAAATCCCTTTACTTTTGTTCCACGTGGAACATTGAAAGGTTGATATAATTGTATTGGGATATTAATAAATCATTATCATATAATGCACTTTTTAATTTTATAGTGGGTAATCGTGGGGCAGGAAAAACCTATGGAAGTAAAAAATATGTTATAAATAGGTTTTTAAAATACGGTGAACAATTCGTATACATACGCCGTTTTAAGGACGAACTGAAAAAAATTAAAAAGTTTTTTGACGATATAAAACAAGAGTTTCCAGACGTTGAATTTAAAGTAAGCGGCAAAACGTTTTTTATTAATGGCACAGAAGCAGGAACGGCTATACCATTAAGCACGGCAAAAATTGAAAAGTCAACAGCTTTTCCACTTGTTAAGACTATAATATTTGATGAATTTATATTGGACAAAGGAACACACCACTATTTACAAGATGAAGTAGTTAATTTCCTTGAATGTTATGAAACAATTGCCCGTAGCCGTGACGATTGTAAAGTGTTTTTCTTGTCTAATGCAATAACAATTACAAATCCCTATTTCCTATATTTTAATATTAAGTTGCCATATGGTAAAACTATAATCTGTAAAAACGATATACTAGTTGAGTTAGTACAAAACAAAGAATTTATTGAAATGAAAAAACATACAAGGTTTGGTAAAATAATAAGCGGCACAACTTACGGCGATTATGCCATTGATAACGAATTTTTAAGGGATAACAAAACATTTATTGAAAAGAAAAGCGGCAACTGTGAATTTTTCTTTAAATTTGTATACAAAGAAAATACATACGGCGTTTGGTTGAATATGCAAGAAGGCAAAATATTTGTTTCTAATGATTATGATGAAAATTATACTCGAACATATGCATTAACAAAATCAGACCATACACCAAACACAATGCTAATACACACCTTGAAAACATCAAGGCCATTTAAAACATTTATTGACAATTACCAGTTAGGAAATGTTTATTATGAAAATGTTAACATTAAAAATACTGTATATGAAGTTGTTAAGCTTGCAAAT